AAAGTCCAAGCGATGCAGTAAAGCGGAAATATCTTAGTCGTTCCGCGTCTCCAGCATAATCATGGGATTGGTCATAGAACACACTTCCGTCCATGCACTTTAAACGACCAGAAGAAAGCTGGGTTTCTATATCTGACCCTCCATCGCCTAGTGCTGTTTCAATCTCCTTCATTATGGTGTCCGTGTCGTCGTCGGATAAATCTCTCGGATCAAACTCAACTTCCACGGCACATATCCACCAACCTGTTCCCGGTATGTCTTCTCCGTCCCTTTCGATTGTTACAATTACCACGGGAGCTTCTTGATCCAGTCCCTCGTCGTCGATTGTGTGACCAGTTAAAATATTAGCATCCGGCACCAAAGATACTTGTGCCTCCAATAAAGCCTTCACGCGATTTTCCGCAAAGCTTTCAAGCGTTGATGGGCTGGCAATTTCCATTAGTAACTTCGCAGGGCTATTCTTAAAGTGAAAGCTTCCTCTTCAACTCCCTCCTCATCAACAACGCAATTCCATCCATCCAGTTTTGCTCTGCTTCCGGGCGCGGGAATTGTTTTCAAGTCGCTTTTGAGAACTCCGACCAATGCTCTTCTTGTGCCTCTTTGTCGCCCTCTTCTTGCGTCCCCTTCAGTCGTAGGCGGTGCAATTAATAAGGCTGAAATTGTCTTCCCGTCCAATATCAACTTAGCATCCCCGTTCCTTTTTGCGAAGTCGAATTGGCGTTCGACTGCTTTTTGGAAAGTTGATAACATGGAAAGGAAGAGTGGTTGAGGATTTAGCGTTCAGCCTCAACCACGGGTTTCGCTTTCGCGGATTTTTTCTTTGCGACTTTCTTTTTGGGAGCTGCACTCAATTCCGCATCCCCGTATCCAATTAGAATATTTGCCGCCTGTTGCGTTACTTCGTAAACATTGCCAGTCCGAAGAATTTTTCCATCCCTGGAAACGCTTTTAATCATCTTTATATGTGCCATTTCTTTTGTGGTTTTGTTTCTGAAGTCGTCGCTTGTTAACATTAAAAAATGCCGGGGGAGATTTTAGCCTCCCCCGGTCATTGTGATTAGGTGATTAAGCGGCTCCGTTGTCGGAGGTTGCAAACGCTTTCGGCTGACGGACATCGCCGTCACACATTACGTTGGCAACGAAGGTCACAAGACGATTCTTGGCTCCGCTGAATGGATCATAAACGATTTCCACACCGTCCCAAATACCAAGGAGGTATTCGCTCAAGTCGCCAAAGATAGTTCTTTCGGCTTGAATGTTGGAAGTGCTGTAAGCGTTATATCCAAGGATCGTATTGTTTGCCATGTCCCACTGATAACCGCTGACGGCACTTGTGAGAAGTGTCTGCTTCATGTTTGAAGCGATCACGGCTCCGGTAATCCATGAACAATTATCCCGAAGGGCGTTGTTGTTGTCCAAGGATTCCAAGAAGTCGTGCAACTCAGCAGTGGTCGGCTTTCCGCCAGTGTCAGGAGTGGCTCCCGTTCCATTGTCGGCAATGGCAATAACTGGCACATCATTTGCGTTAATGATTCCCTGTGGCTCGTTTGAGCCATCTCCAAGTCCTTGAATCACGGCTTTATCAAGCCCGACTGCAATCGCTTGGTTCAGATCATCGCGAATCAATGCGTCCACATCAGGCGTTCCCTGGGCAAGTAACTGCTTGGACACGTCGGTATAACAACCGAGGTGGCGTGGTGTCATTGTAACGCTTGCAAACTGTGGCTCACTGTTGGCAGATGCTTCTACCTCAGTCTTGAAGCTTGCGGCCGCGGCACTTGATTTGCGAGGAATTGAAACGTCCCCTTTCAGTCCGTTAAGGACGCGGACTCCAGCTTGCAATGTGACCATGTTTGGCCTCAATGCGTCGATGAAATCGCCTCCACGAAGATCGGTTCCGACAAGCTCATCTCCGTCTGTTGCTGTTCCCGCGACTAGGTCACGCTTAGAAGCAACAAAGAAGCCGTTGGTTTCACGCCCGGAGCGTTGAGCAATTGCATCGGATACCTCGCCTTCAAGACCACCAACGCTTTTGCCAGCAACGAGTGAACGCATGGCTTCAGTCAGTGAATAGGACTTGGATTCTTTCTTTGAAAGACCGAGAGGCTCAGGGCTTGTGCCTAAGCTTGCGTTCTTTTCTTTTAACTTTTTAATGGCGGCACGCTGGACATCTTCGACAGATTCACCGGTGCGAAGGCGAGCAAGTGCCCACTCCGCATCCTCGACCTCTTGCCCAATGGCAAGAATCGCGTCGGCTCTTTTGTCGAACTCTTCGGCTCCAGCTTTGACAGCCTTTGCCTTGATTTCTTCAGCGTCCACCTCATTGATTGGATTTTCCATAATTAAATGAGTTTTTGGATTTATGTTTTTGGTTTCTTGCTTCCCGCTCTCTTCTTGTGATTCGGCCGGCTCCGTGTCATTGTCGCCATCCTGTTCAGCAGTCACGCCGTCGAGGTTGCTTTCTTCTCTTTTGAGTTTGGAAATCTTTTGCCGAGCATCGTTAACGCTCGCAAATCCACGGATTTGGGCTTCATCATCTGCCCCGAGTGGGACCAAGCTTGCTTCGCTTGCCATCCACTTTGTTCGGATGTTCACTGGACCAGTATATTCTGTTCCGTTTATTTCTCTTTTTTCGCCTTCCGGGATGTGAACGGTTTCTCCATCGCTGTATGAGTAACCAACGGACATTTCGTTAATATGTCCCTCTGCCACTTTCGTCGCGATCTTTTCTTCCGTTTCTGAAATTCTTATATTGCCTTCCGCAAAGTTGTAGGGAACGTCACGCTCGCCGGCGTTTCGGATCGTTATTTGATCAAAGCTTCCCAAGACATTACGGACGCTGGACGTGTTGTGCGTGTCCAGTAATTTAATGGACTTTCCTCGGGTCTTCATGCCCGACATCAGCAAAACTTCCGGCACATATTCGCCGCGTGAATAATCGAACATTGCCACCGGCTGTTCTGAAGTTAGTATTCCACGGGAAGTTTGGTCTTCCTCCCGTTCAATGGTAAAAGTTCTATAGCCTTTTTGGTCCATATTTTATCAATAACACGTTTTTATTCCTTCGCTAGATCGGGCTTCAAAACATCTGGCAGACTTGCTTCCAAATCGCCTCCGTTTTCGTTAACAATCTTCCGAGCTTCTTCTGCCGTAATTACTGTTCCGACTGCCAAGTAAATTTGTTGCAAGGTTCTCGCCAAAGAATCGCTCCTTTCACTGCTTGAAATAGCTCCGGGGACTGGCAATCCAGCTTTCTTAAACGCTTCAACATCTCGCGACCTTTCTTCCAGAATTGTTTCAAGAGAAATGCCCAAACGCTCCTTAACGGCGCGACTTAAAGAAGTGGCTCCAATTGCGAGTTCTTTTTCCAATCCTGCCACATCTTTCAGCGGATCGACCCATGCTTGTCCTTTTCCGATGAATGTCGCTTTGGCGAAGTTTTTGAAATTGCTAGTAGGAAGACTAATCGCTCCAGTGTTCAAACAAGTTCCAAGCCAGCTTCTAAAGATTATCTCCTCTTCGTTTTCAATGTTCCATTGCCTAAAGGTGTCGGTCAATGCGCGAATGTTCAACTTCGATTCCCTCAAGCTTGAATAACTTACCCCGCTAAAATCTTGAGCCAGTGTCGGATAAGAACTATGCAATCCGCTTGCGACCCCTTTAAGGATCGCTGAACGGAATCCATCAAAGTTGGAATTTGGGTGCGTTGGATTTAAAAGGGTAGCACGTTCTCCAGGCTCAAGTTCAAACTTGCCGCCGGGAGTTAATTCTTGGTCCGCGTACTCGTCGCCCTCATAAGGAGCTGAAGCGTCCCGCTCAATTGCAACAGTCGAACAAGCGGAGATCCGCGCACTAATTAACTCCGCTTCTTGAAACTTCTCCAAGTGTCTGAGTGCTTCAATGCATGAAGTCATTAACGGCTGACCATGCGACGACTCTGGACGGTTTCTGTAAAATCTGTGGATTATGTCTTTTGCATCCACGCGGGTTCGCTTTTGCCCAGATGTTGTGCCGTAAGTGTCGCCGGGGTGTTCGCCAAGCAAGTGATAAGCCACTGGTCGGTTGTAGCGATCAAGCTCCTTGCCCATCACAATCCTATTCCCTTGCTTTGTTGCGCGAACATTGTAATCCACATCCAGCCGATCAATCTCCAACAAGTGCAATGTGAACGGCCAATCACCTTTGTCCCAGCCGCGCACTTTCTGAATCAATATTCCACCGTCCCTTGCACAAGCCCGTTCCGATAAAGCTTTCAATTCCATATACGGCATATCTCCTGCCGCGGTGCAGCTGCGAGGCTTTTTCCAATCTTCCCAAGCTTCTTCGATTATCTCCCTAGCCGCTACATCTTCGCGTCCTTGTGCGTTTGTCGCCAAGCTTTGAAACGTAAATCCATTGCCGACGATGTTCGTTGTCCATTCAGTTAGAAACCGTGAGGCATAACTGTTTGAGCGTTCAAGATCCCGCGTTTGGTTTCTTAATTGTTTAATGCCGCCGCGAAATTCGGAGTGAGCATTTGTCCATGGAGCACTCCAGCCGGCGTTCAGTTGTGAAGAAATAACCGAAGAATAGGCGCGAGCTTTTTCCTTGATCGGTTTTTTCAACTCCATTTTTTGGCTTTTTGGGTTGAAATAATATCGGCTCATTAATCCACTAGATATATTCTGCCACGCCGTGTTCTGTCTCCGCTGAATAGCCGATAGGCGTGCTTTCTTTCTCGATTCACTTTGGCTTGGTAGTTGTCAATTAGTTGTTCCAGTTCCATGCTTGCTATCTTGGTCACATCTTGTCCAAGAATGGAGATGGACTCTTGAACGTCCACGGCACGTTCTTCCATTGCCGCTTTGAGTAACCGGAGGCACTTCTCGTTGTGAGTCTCAACTGGGATCGCTTCAGGATTGGGCAAGACGACCGTTGTGCCAGTCGCCACCGTTTTCGTCGTCGCGTCTTTTGCAACCCGAATACCCCACAACCAACGCCCCGATTCCAATGCCGACGAGTCGCTGGGTGAGATTGTAAAAACGAAGTCCGTTCCAGATGCCACGCCTTCGATTCGGTAAGCACTCGCGCCCGGTCGTTGAAAAACGCAAGTGGCAACCCAGCTTTCTGCCGCCGAATAGTCTGCAAATGAACTTGTCCAAGTTGAGGAATCCCCGGCATAGAATGATTTTTTTGGTGCTGAATCTGCCACGCTTTCAAATGTAACGAAAAAACCAACTTTCGATAGTGTCAAACCTTTGCAACCTTTAAAAGTCGAATGTGCAAGCCCCGCCCGGTTCTTTGTTTGTCGATTAAGTTTCTAGAAGCCATTAGATCCAAAGCTCTTCTCGCTCCGGTTTCACTCAACAAAGCAACAGACGCAACCTCTCCAAGACTTGAATGGAACTCTGTCGTTTCACACTTTGCCGCGATTTCACGGAGTGCTAGATAGCAAGCAAGCGTCCCAGGTTGGCTTTCCGGCCATCTTCTAATCAAGGTAGTGGCATCAATATCAAAGCGGACTTTTTTCATAGCTCGTCGGCTGGCAATTTGTTATTTCCTGATATTCGACAACTCAAGGCGCGGTTTAGTTTATCCAAAAGTTCCTCTTTGTCCATCTCAACATTACAAAGGGCACCAATCGAAACCATTGGAGTATTGCTGTTCCAATACGCAATCAATTCCTTTAGTCCAGAAACTGTCATCGGATTTGAAAAGCCTCCAATTAATTGATTTCCATTTCCTTTAAATCGAAAGGCCGTTGGGTTAATCACTCCGCGTTCAGTAATATAGTCCAAACTTCTAGCCGTAACCCAGTCCTCGCGAGCTTGCGACAAAATCGCCAAATGGATTCTCTGCCAAGGGGCAAGCTGGTCATCCAATTCGCTTTGTTTCATTGTTTACGAATTAAAGCCTCCAATAAACCCAGAGCCTCCTTGTCTTTTGCGGATTGTTCTTTTTCTCGCTGGCTGTTCTTTTCTTGTCGTCTTGCTTTTGTTTCTGTTCATGTTTTCGCGCACTCGATCAAACCGCGGGTTAACTGCAACCCTAGCCGCTAGGGCATAGACAAAACAATCCAACGGCTCGTTTCTTTTCCCTGTCGGGCATACATAGCGGGTGAAAGACTCTCCTCGGAATATTTCTTCTTTTCCAAATTCGCAAGTGAGTCCATCCAAGTATTGATGAGTGGCGGCACGATTTAGATGGACATAACCGGGAGGGACGCTTGTTGAGTCTTTTGCCGTTAAACTCAATCGGGCATATAATATATCCTTGGCTTGATTAACTCCAACCGGATAGATTCTTGCCTTGGGAGAATTTGCATAACGTAGCTTGCCCAAGATTGGAGCATTGACTGTTGGCGATCCTTGTACAGCAGAGACTCCAAGAAGTTGCTTCGAAAATGTCCAAGGTAAAACATGCTGATCCCAATGCCCTGCATCAACAAACACGCGGCTCCCTGGCTGAAATAAGGCAAGAGTTGCTCCGCTTGGGTGCGGGTATGAACAAGAACTAAGAAACTTTTCCAAGTCGTTCCAAGTTGCTGGGTCATCTGGTGCGCCCTGAATCATCTTGTGCTCCAAAAGCCAGCTTTCTTTATTTTCACCCCAGCCCCAAACAGACGCTTCCAAATATCTCTTTTGCACATCAATTCCAGCCGTGATAATCAACACCCCGTCCGGTAACTCTTCGCGAGGGTTGTATTCTTCGACGCGATCAAGCAACGCATTTGCATCCGGGGCTTCGACCACTTCCGGCTTATAGGGTTCAGCGTCGAACGTGTTGGTAAGGACGTGCCTTGCTCTGTCGGGATTGTCCGCTTTTTCAATCTTCTCCTCCTGCGATGCGACCCAATGCAAATGGCAAGAATAACCCTTTTGGACTGGGTGTGGTGAAAGCATCCCATTGCCCCAAAACCCAGCTATCCCGTTGAATGGTCGCGTTGCAATCCATCGACCATTGACAATCATCTCCCTTCGTTGCTTGTCTGTAATGCCTTCTCCGCAATGTGGACAAATCAAGACGGCAAGCTTGGGATTGCCTTCAGGATATTGCAGATGCTCGCGGAGAATTACATATTCCGTGGAACAATGCGGGCAAGGTGTGTGCCACTTTCTGTAGTCGCTCGCTTGCAACAGTTGAGAAATTCGACTCCTGCCCTCCACTGACGGATAAGAAGCCGCTATCCGTATTGTGTCGCGATACTCAGAACCCCTTGTCCAGAAAATCTCAAGCTGGTCGCCTTCGTCTTTTTCGCTTGATTGCAAAGCGTCCACTTCGTCGGCAAACAACAAGTTGCCTTTTGCTCTTCGCATCTCGCCGGGTGCGTTGCCTCCAAATATGTTAATCAGTCCACCTGGGAATAGTTTGTGGAGAATCGTGTTCGACGAATCGCGCCGCCCTCCGCGTTCAAGCCATCGCAAGCTTGGAGTCGGTGCAAAGAGTTCTTTCTCCAGTGTTTCTTTTGACCACTTTTCAGCCTGACTAGTCGTAGGATATAAAGCAAGTATTCTCCTAGGGGCTTCGTCGATTGCGTGGCCAATGATGTTCATGCAAACCTCCGTTTTGCCTAGGCGAGAAGCCAGTTGGAACACTGTCATTTGGACAGAAGGGTCGAAAGGCGTTTCCATCATCTCTTTTTGATACGGAGCAAACGCGAAACGATAACGCCGACCACCTTCCATTCTTCTTGTGTGTTCCGCCCAGACATGGGCTGGAGTTATCTCTTCATAGTTAAAAACTTTGGAGACTGTTCCCGAAGTGCCGTCGATGTATCTTTGGAAGCCTGTTGTCATTCGTCGAACCCTTCTGCCCATTTCTTGCCATGATCCCGTATTGCGTTGAATATGTCTTCCTTCGCCCGTTCGTTAAGATCCGAGCCTTTTATAATCTGAGCAATCCCCTCCAATAGATCGTTTTCCGCTTTCATCAATGCAGAAACTTCTGCCACCTCTCCTTCGATCTTTTCCGCTTGCAGTCGCTTTAGTCTTGTTTCCTCAATTGCCAAGTCCGTTCGTGCCGCTTCAAGACTGATCCTCTGGGCGTGTTGCTCATCGAGCGGACGAAGTTGCAAGACTGCCTTCGGATCAATCTCTTTTCCTAGTCCCCATCTTGTTTGACGTGTCTTGATTGAATGACGATCAAAGCCGGTAAATTGAGCAATTGCAGTGCAGGTTGGCATTTTATAGTCCTTATAATATTTTAACGCAAGCTTGGCAACTTGTTTGCTTTTTCTCGTCTATATCGTTCTAGGATTCGTTTTAACGTGGTTTGGATTTCTTGCTTGGTCGTATGCGATTTTCACAAACAAACAGCACCAGCCTCATCCTCCGCTCTTGTAGTTGCATTATAGAAAGCCGTATAGCTACAAAAACATGTCGCGCGAACC